GAGCTTTAGCAACGTTAGCTTCAAATCGAGCTTGACTTTCGTCTAGGATTTCTTGAAGGTTGTTCATAGTTAATTAAAAAGGGGGTTAAGCACTTTCCAGTGCAGCTACTTTTGTTTCTAGTGTTTCGATTTTTGTGATTGCTTCCTGTAAGGCAGCGGTTAATAAAGGTACTAGTTTTGATTGATCTAAACCTTGCGATTTAGTTCCATCTTTTTCACCTGCTATTGCTTCGGGTACTGCTGTTACTTCGTGTGCAAAGAAACCGTCAACAGTATTTCCAGGGGTTTTTTTAAAGTTAAATCTATATGGTTTAAGAGTTTTTAATCTTGTTATACCATCAGATATAAGTACTTCATTTTCTTTTAATCTGTAATCTGAAGTCGTATTATATTGAGTCGAAGTACCATGAGATTTAATAGTACCTACTTCGTCTCCTGCTCCATCTATGAAAGACATTTGAGTTCTATAAGTAGTGCTATAAGCTCCTCTATGTCTACATTGAATTACAGTATGATCATCCCCACCACTATGATCAAAGTATGCTACTTGACCAGTATTTCTTTGTACGGTAAATAGTTCAGAGTTAACAGGTCCACTACTACCACACCTAAGACCAACGTTTGCTTCGGTGTGAGGTCCGTTTGCATGTGTAGAGAATTGTTTAGTGTTGTCGTAATAGAGTTCTACAGCTCCGTTTTCAATAAACTTAGCTAAATTTTCACTAGTATCATTATTTTGCAAGATGGTTTTTGTAGCAGTTATATATAAATCACCTGGTCCTTTTTCTTGGATATAACTATCGCCACCTGAATCATGGTAGATTTGTAGATCATTACTACTACCAAAAGCAGCCTTAACAGAATCGTAAAATATTAAAGTATCTGCTGATTCATCGAAGAAAATATCTTTACCAACATTAGTTTGATTATCAACCCAGAAATCACCATTTACACGGAATCCACTGCTAGTAGTAGCTGCTCTATAAACACCATCGTAATACAGAGATGTTGAGCCATCAACATCCGCATTGATTAAATATTCACCTGTATCTTTATCTGCATTTCTAACTTGTAGTGAACTATTAGTAACAAGCTTTAAACCACCTGTTCCAGATTCTTCAATGATAGAGTGGCTTCCGTCATGATAAATAATTAAATCATTACCATCACCAAAATCTGCTCTTTTATTATCAGCAAAATCTAAGCCATACGAAGCAGTTTTACACTGTAAAGCGTTGTCGTAATAGAGATCTACTCCTCCATTTCTACCAAATCTCGCACAAGTCTCAGAGCTAGTAGTTTTAATATATAAATCTGGTGCATCACTATAAAAAATGTTATTTGTTCCATCATGGTAGATTTGTAGATCATCTCCATTTCCAAATACCGCCTTTCCTACATAACCGCTACTATGATCTGGCCAAGCGACATGAGATGTTACAGCACATTGACCTGTTATAGTTACGCCGTTTGCATCTGTCTCGAATTTCTTTGAGTTGTCGAAATAGAGTTCTACGGCTCCATCGTTTATAAATTTAGCTTGGTATTCATTTACTCCAACATCTGATATATCTACACCAGTATCTGATTGAAGATATATTTTTTTAGCTGATTCGGTGGTTTTTACAATAAGATGCTGTGTACCTTCAATAATATTATCTGTTGCATTATGCCAAATAGATAAATCATTCCCTGCCCCGAACTGAGCTTTAACTGAATCTCCAAACTGAAGATTTGCGTCTAATACTTCTATATGTTCAGCACCGACTGCATCGTCTGCAATCTTAGCTGAAGTAATTACATCATTATCAATTGTAAAAACTGACCCAGAAGAAGATACTGTTACCTCTCCATAATCTCCATCTCCTAGTGTTGCTCCACTAGCACCAGCATCAACAGCCGGTTCCCATCTAGAGTTTGAATTAACCCATTTCAGTACTTGTCCATCACTAGGAGTAGCAGTATGGACATTAGTTAAATCAGCAAGATTAAATGTTCCTACCTTTGCAGCAGTAACAGCATCATCTGCAATTTTTGCTGTTGTTATTTGTGCATCAGCTATGTGAGCAGTATCTATACTTCCATCTGTGTAATGCTCAGAGTTAATAGCATCATCAGCTATCTTTGTCCCATCTACAGCATCAGCATTAATTTTAGCTGTAGTAACTGCATTACTTGCTAAAGCTGTGGCATCAACAGAACCAGGTGCATAGTGTTCTGCATCAATAGAATCAGCTGCTAAATGTTCTGAATCAACTGCATCATCAGCTATCTTTGCACCTGTTACTGCATCAGCTGCAATAGCGGCTGTATCTACAGCATTATCAGCTAACTCACTAGCTGTAACAGCGTTAGCTGCTATATCTGCTGCTACAACTGTATCTGCTGCAATATGAGCAGAAGTAATAGCACCATCAGCTATTTTGGCTGCTGTAACTGCATCATCTGCTAGTTTCGCTGTAGTGATATTTGCATCAGTAATCTTTGCTGTAGTAACTGCATTACTAGCAAGTTTTGCTGTTGTTATCTGACTATCAGCTATATGTGCAGTATCAATAGAACCATCTACATAATGTTCTGAATCAATAGAATCATCAGCTATTTTTGATCCATTAACTGCATCAGCACCTAGTTTTGCATTAGTAACTGCTGAGTTTGCTATAGCAGCTGTATCAACTGCATCATCTGCTAATTCACTTGCAGTAACTGCATTTGCTCCAATGTCAGCAGCAACAACAGTTCCATCTGCTATATGTGCAGAAGTAATTGCGTTATCTGCAATCTTGGCTGAAGTAATCGCATCATCAGCAACCTTTGCAGTTGTTACGTTTGCATCAGTTATTTTTGCAGTCGTTACCGAATTACTAGCTAAATCACCAGCAACAATGGTTCCATTATTAATCATTGCTGAAGTAACTGTTCCTGTATCTCCAGTCGTGACAATGGTTCCTGTTATATCTGGAACAGTAAGAGTTCTATCACCTGTTGGGTCTGTTATTGCTAGTGTTGTTTCATTCCCATCATCTGTAGCACCTTCAAAAACAAGGTTTCCAGTTACTGTCTGACTACCATCTCTTTTAAGAACATCGTTATTTAAAACATCTAAGTTTTCTTGTAAACCAAATAATATTTGATCACTGTTGTTATCTAAATCAGTTTCAGTAAGAACAGAACCATCTTGGAAATCTACTTTCTTAGCACTAACATCAGTATCTCTTTGAAACTTAATTGCAACACCGTTACCTGGATGATTACCTGACGTAAAAGATATGGTTGTTGCTGATGGGAAAGTGTAATGGGTAGTCTTAGTTTTTAAGACACCACCAACGGTTACATCTATTTCATCTTCAGAAAGATAACTAAAGGATATAGAAAAAGGACCAGCACTAGCATTGCCGGTGTGGTTAGTAAAGGAAGCAGCTGTGTTTGTTGCCATGATTAATTAGAAACACCTTGAAGTTTTTTGAAGCTGTCTAGTGCAGACTCACTCATAATTTGCATGATCTCAGCTTTACGCTTTGTATATTCTAAAGCAAGATTAGGATTTTTCTGTAGGAATAGACTTCTACCAGCTTTTTTATATGTAGAGATAGTATCTTTAAATTTAATTTCTAACTTTGCTCTAGCTGCTTCTTGAGCAGCAACAGCAGTATCTTGATTATCAGTCTTAATATCTTCTCCTCTAGCAGTAATTAACAGAGCTTTAATCTCTGTTTGCTGCATTTGGTTATATAAAGCTCTAACAAGAGGTACACCATTGATTTTTGCAAAAGCGATTTCTTCAACGTAATCGGCATATTGATCTTTATCTAATTTTATTCCACTTAATTCTTGAGATCCATCTAATTTCTTACCAAACGGTAAATTATCTGATGGTTGTGGAATCTTTGCACCTATATCAACAAGAGTTGTCAATACTGCATGGTTAACACTATTTGTTTCCTTAATAGGATTCATAATATTCATGATGTCTGGACCATAACCAGGAGGATATTCAACAAGAGAACCAGTAATAAAGTTACGAATAGGTCTCATCCCTGCTCCATAACCAGGAATTGTTGCTGCGAATTCATTATGGAACTTTCTAAGAACGACTATACCTTCATAACCTGATCTAACTCTTTTATCCATAATTGTGGGATCAAGAGCTTTACTAGCAGATCTTCCTAAAGAACTAAATGGGTTAACTGTTGCAGCGGCTCTTCTTGCTAACCAGCTTTCTAATTTATGTGGTTTTTGTAATAGATCTGATATTTCAACAACACCTTGTAAGTAAGTTTTATTAGTAATGTTTCTTCCTAAAGCAACAGCAGCAGCAACACCAAAATCATCTCTATCTTGTTGACTTAACTGACCTGTGATAGCAGCAGCATCAGCAGACATCATCAAGAAAGAAGACCAAGGATCTAAACGTTTAAAACTTACATATTTATATCTAGGCTTTCCATCTTTACCCATGATTACTTGTCCATTTTCATCTTTCAGTAAAAATCTAAAACTATAAGGTTGCCAACCTGTTGCTTTCTTTTGATTTAAAAGATCATAATCAGAAGGACCACCACCAGTAAGTGCTAATTCAGAAAAATCATCATTAATTGCATAAGCAGCTATACCAGCAACACTCCATACAGCACCACCTACTACCATTTCTCCTCTAGCTCTAGCAGCTACGGAAGGATCAGAACTTCTTAAAGCTTGTCTATATTCCTGAAGAAGCAGATTTACTCCAGGTGTTCTTCTTACTTGAGCTTTAAATATATTTAGAGGTGTTCTTACAAAAGGAAAAACAATTCTTCCGACTGGATGACTTGCAAATTTCTGTAGACCTGCACCAAAGCTTCCTTGTGGTAAATCAGCTGTAAAAGTAGTTTCTGCTGCATATTGTTGTGCTTTTTCGTATAACTCAGCTATTTCAATACTCTTAGTATTTTTCATACTTCCTTCGTTAACAATACCGATAGTTTTATCAAACTGATCTTGGATATAAGCTTTTAATTGTTTACCATCAAGTCCTTTATTAACTCCATTTTCCCAAGCACTTGCTTTAACATAAGCTCTAAAGTTCATACTCTTAAAGAACTCATCTTCAGCTAATAAGAAACGAGAAGGTAGTCTTTGTATTGTTCCAAAGGTGTTAATAATATTAGGTAGTAAGCCTTCTCCATCCATACGAACATTAAACCTAGAAGCATCTTGAACCATTGCACCAGGGTTAATAATATTATCTTCAATTCTGAAAGCTGCTTTAGCCATCTTTAATGAATCACTTATTGATTGAGTCAGATATATAAGTTCTTTTGCACCTCTCATTGCCGCAGTTGCATCAAATTGAGGGTTAAAAGTAAAGTTTGATCTGTTTGATATTAATGATTTTATAAATCCAATATCCATATTTTTTCTAAAACTAATGCTGCCAGCACCAGCTATTTGCTCTAGTGGTCTTGCAACTGTATTTAGTGCAGTAGAAAGAATGTTGACTGCATGAGTTTCAGGACCAGAAAGAATTGAATTAATAAATATTTCATTACTAACTCTTAGACCTTTAATAATTGGTCCTTCTTGAGCCATTTTTCTTAATGCTTCAGGATTACCAGATGCAGCTTGAAGTTGTTTGGTAATTCTTCTCAGCTTCTTCATTGCTGGTTTATCACCCTTTTCAGCAGCTTCAATAATCTGTCTAATTGTTTCTTGTTCTACTACTTCTTCTCCACCTTCATCTACAACACCTCTGACATCAACAGCTTGATCAATAGCTTTTTCTGCTGGTGTTCTTGATGCAAGGTCTTCTACTGTTGCAACTTTGTTAGCAATACCACCACCAGCTTTATTAGCTGCAAGTGTTTGAGCAGGTACTGTTTTAAGCGGTTTATTAAGAGTAATCAGACCATCAAGTACTTTAGTCTCTCTAATTAATTGTTCTTTTAATTCAGCAAAACCTTCCTTATTACCAGAAGCTAAAGCCATATCCATAGCCTTGGATAAGTCATATAAAGCAGTAGCGTTTTTATTCATCTGCTGATTCATTGCAATTAAGATTGCAGGTAAATCATCTTCTCCACCTCTTCCATATCTGGCATTAAATAAACGTGCTTGTTCTATTACTTCTTTAGGTAAAAGTCGATTAGCACTTTCAACCATATCTTTAAACGTTCTTTTATGAGGCCAAAGACCAGCAGCATCTAATCTTTTATTTTCTTCAGCAGTATCAAGGATTAGTTTCTGAACATCAGGATCACCACCACCAGTAAATTTAGGGTTAAAGGTAGTTTGAACTTTAGGATCAGTTGGATCTACAGGAGGAACATCAGCACCTGAACCAGAAGGAGGTTTTCTAGGAGGCACTGCTGCTCCACTACCACTGTTATCTAATCCTTGTGAAAACAGATCAGCATTACTAGCATCTTTTTTAATTATTCCATTTCCTGATTCTGTAAAAGTAACTCTATCTCCTAAAATTCTTTTAAATAGTTTTTCTCTTGATTTAGATGATGCCCGTATAGAGTATTCTCCAGCAGGAAGGTTAGCGTAAACATAATCAAAATTTGTTTTTAAAATATTAAACTGTTTTGTTTTAGTTAATGTACTTAAATCAGATTTAGTCAGATTAAGTTCTTTTAATTGTTTCGGTTCGAGTTCTGTTAATTCAAAAATACCTATTGTTCCAACTCCTTTTTCTCCTGTTGAGGAAATTTGCACAGCACCAGAATTAATAAAATCTGTTTCTGACCCTGAATCTAAAACATTTTGTATTTTATTCTTGAAAGGCACTGCTCCACCACCACCTGCATCTACTTTGTTTATATCTAATTGATCTTGAGGATCCCAATAGATTTTTACTTGATGAAGACGTTTACCTTTACCTGCTTTCTTTCCTCCTTGATGAATGAAACCACCAAAACCTTGATCTCTTAATTTGCTTTCAACATCTGAAATAATGTTATCTATTTCATATGCTGGCATAAATTCATTTGCACTATTTTGTGCTTTTAATTCATCAAATATTTGACCTAGAGAGGGATTTTTGCCTGTTGATTTGTTATACGAACCTATCTTAAATTCATCAAAAGTACGGCCTATTACTTCATCATAAAGTTCGCTTTGTGCTTGAAGTCCTTCTAATGTTTCAACTATGTCTTGAGGTACAGGTTGATCTAAATCAAAGAAGTTAACTGGTCGTTTTTCTGTAATTTTATAAACAGTTTGTTTTGCATCTGTTTTGACAAGCTTTCTATTTTTCTTTTGATATTTACCTGCTGTTGTTACATCATCAGTTGTATATAGTCCCTGACCATAAAGACCAGGAGCTTTGTAATGACTAGAAGAATCTAATTCAAATTCATCAGCAGCCCCATGATAGAACTCACCTTTACCTCTGGTATCTGTTGTTAAATCTAACTTAGGTGGTTCATTAAATTGTGCTTTAATTTCGTCAGCACCTTTTCTTGATTCAGTAACTTGATCAAAGTGTTTTTTAGTAACCCATCTACCGTCATATCCTCTAACTTTATTTGCATCAGTTGGATGAGGTGTACCAGGTAAGATCTTTTGTCTTCCTGTTGGTTTAGGAACATCAGGAATTATTTCATCACCAAGGTTATCAATATCATCGCTTGCTGCATAAACGAGTCTTGTATTTTCATCATTCATCAATCTCTTTAAGATTCTTTCTTGTACTGCTTTAGGTGCTTTCTTTAAAGCTCTAACTCCTAACACCACACCTGTAGCTATTTCACCAGTTAAGGTTCCACCAGTAGCTTGTCTTAATCTTGCTTCTGCTACTCCTATTTCTTCTTCTGTTTTTGCTTTTAATAGTTCTGTTATTGGAGAAGCAAATCTTGGATGCTCATCCAGCATGTTGAATAAGTTTTCTTCATATGGATCTTGAACAACAGCATCAGTAATAAAACCAGCTACAGCACCTCTAGCCCAAGGATTAGTTATTACCTTTCTCGTAGCACCACCTACTAACCCCATAGGTAGTAAGAACTGTGTTACTGATTGTGGAACTGTGTATGTCCAATCTTCTTTATCTCCTTCTACTTCAAGACCAATTCCTTTTAAATCAATTAAATCGTTATTGTCATAAGGGTTTCCAGCAAAGTAATCATATACATCATCAACAGTTTCTACTGTTTCATTAATAGCTTTGATAGGACCACTAATAGCTCCTCTAACAACTTTGCTTGCTGTTGTTTGTTTTATTCTGTCACCAGCTTCTTTAGCTTTCTGACGATATTCATCACCAGCTTCTTGTCTTTCGTTGTAGGTATCAACAACGTTTTGTATAAGGTTTTTGTCAGCCATGATTAATTAGTTTTTGGTAAGAACTTTTTGTAAGATCCGTCTGTGTAAGCTCCCCAAGCTTCAAATCCTTGCTGGTCAAACATTATCTTAGCTGCTCTTGCATTTACAGCAGGGTTATAAAGTTCTTGTTCGCTTTCTATTTTAAAATCTAATAATCTTTCAGGAGCATATTCTTTAATCATGTTTATCTGCCATAACCCTAATGAGAACTCATTTTTTTTCTGAGGGTCTAATCCAGACTTAACAGTATCTATTTGAGCATCACCACCTGATTCAGCTAAAGCAATAGCAGCCATAATTGTTGCTTGTTCAGATGTAAAACCTACTTCTTCGGCAAGTCTATAAAGAGAGTTGTACTTAAAAGGTTTAGTAATATCTATTTCATCTAAGACACTTGGATTTTGAAGATCAGATTCCGGTACTAAAGCATCACCAATTGTATTAATTGGTATCATTAATTTTTGTCCAATCTGAAGAAAGTCCGCATCAGTAAGATTATTAGCATCCATTATTTCTTTAACTGTTGTTGAGAATTGTTCAGCTAAGTTAGTTAATGTATCTCCTTGTTCTACTTCATATTCAGAATCATCAGTATCAGTCATCATACTAGGCATTACACTTCCTTTTTCTAATTGATAATAATTTCCAGCTTTATCTATAAAACGACCACCCTTATCTGAGGTAACGAATCCACTCTCAAGCATATTTTCTAGAGTGCTTACATTAATAATTTGAGGTCTGTAATAGTTTCCTATTAAGAAGTCGAGACCAGATCTAGTTTGTTTCTGTTCTTGATTATCTGTCTTAACTACAGGCTTAGAACTTTCAGTAACTGCTGAACCTTGAAGATCTTTGTTTGGATCTTTTGCATCATTTGCTGAACCTTGAAGATCTTTGTTTGGATCTTTACTTCCTTCAACACCACTTTCCAATACAGTCTTAGGTTTCCACTTCTTAGCAGCATCTAAAGTCTTTTTACGAAGGGTATCTGTGAAATATTCACGTTGTTCTGTTTTTGATGGTGCTTTACCTTTATCTTCTTTAAACTTATCAATCCAATCATAAAAATCATCAGCTGCTTCATTGAATAATCTATTTTTCTCACTTGCTGCTGGTCCTTTTAAAAGTCCAGAATCAATATATATAGCTTCAGGGCTATTACTTAATTCACCTTTTATCTGACCTTTTAACTCTGTAAGTAATTTACTTGCATAGACATATTGTCCATCTTCTACATCATCAATAGCTCTTATTAAATTGTCGTAAAGTTTAGTATTTTGTGGAGTATCTGGTGTTCGTTCATCTTGTAACCATTGCAATGCTGCAAATTGAGCATCAGCTTTAGAGTCAAAACCACTTGTTTTAATACGACCAAGTAATTCTGCATAACGGTCTTGAGTATCACCATCTAAATTAGTAACTATGTTATTTATTTTTGGTGCTAAATCAGGATATGTTGTTGTTAGATTTTCCAGACTATTAGCAGCTTGTTCTAAAAGCTTTTTCTTTTCCGTAGGGTCTTGAGTATTTTCAGCAGCCTCAAGAAGTTTGCCATAGCCTTTTAATACAGTATCTACATCTTTCCCTTTTTTTCTCTTCTCTATGGCTATTTCTCTTTGACTATTTTTCCATTCAAAATCATTAATAGCTTTTTTAATTCGAGTACTTTCATCTATAAAATCTGGATGTTGTGAAAGATCTAATGCACCACCAGGACCATATTTAAATAGTTTTGCTTTATCTAAAATATCTGTAGCATCTTCTAACGTTCCTCCTTCTGTTAAAGCAATAGCTTCTGCCTGATCTGCTAAAGATTCAACAATCATTTTATTAACAGCCTGTAAATCTGTTCCTTGTATCCCTAGCTGTTTTAGACTTAACTCCCATCCTTGTATAAGAGTTCCTGCACTTGTTTCATCACTAGCAATAACTTGATTAACAAGAGGAGTAGTTAAAGATTTAAGCTCTTCAAATTTATATTCTTTATGTTGTTTAATATGATGACTTGTGATTGAACCTGTAGCTTCAGCTAACTCTGGTAAGAAATGTTCATTAACGTAAGTAGCATTAACATCACCTAATTGATCAATAACAGTTGTACGTTGTTGTTTTAGCCAACCTTGAAATTCAGGTGATTCAAATGTATATGCCGTTAAAGGTTGATTGTTAATTGATGTTGTTGCATAACTATTAGTTAATTTACTTTTTACAGTGTTACCTAAAATTTGAGCTTTAGTTTTTTGATAAGCATTTTGAGCAAAGATACTTCCACCTATTAATTGTCTAGCAGCAGCATCACCATCTTTTTTTCTAATAGATTGAGTTATATTTTTAAAACCATCAGTAGCCTGTTCTATTGCAATTTTAGTACCTTTTGTTTGTTCGTTTTTTATTTCTTGCTTAACCTTTGATTCAAAATATGCATTAAGACCAGGACTAACAGTTACAAGAGCATTAACTAACTGATCAAAGCCAGTAGTAGGAGCAACTTGACTAGGACGTATATAAGTATCTACAGGTGATGCTTGAGGTTGGAAGCTATTTTCAGAAAGGAAACTGTTAGTCATTAGATTGCTAAAGCACTGTAGTTGATGTAATTAGTAAGACCAGTATTAGCAACGTTAGCGATAGTTCCTAATAAAGAAGGAGCTTGAGCAGAAGCAGTATTTGCCATGTCTATTGCTGCATTCGTTCTTCCTTCTCTTTGTGCTTCTAATCCTTTTAAGTTCCTTCTGTATTGATTGTCAGCTGATTGCAGAGTCTGATTTAAAGAATTAGTCCAATTACCTGCTTCTCTTTCTGCATCACCTAATAATAAATCAATCGTTAAACCTGCTCTTTCTGTTGCTCTGATAGCTCCTTTAGCTTGAAGAACTTTTTGTCTAACTTTGAATTTCTGTTGTTCTGCTGCTTGTTTTTCTTCTCTTAGTCTTGAGTTTAACGCTTCAGTCTGATCTACATAAGCTTGGTTAGCAGCTTCAGCAGCTTTATATGCAGCCTCATGTTGATAAGCAATCATCTGTTGACCTTGCATATATTGGAGACCACCAGTAAGTGCTGATAGTCCTAATTGCATTGCAAACTGTTTACTTACTGCTGTACCTAATCCAAGAAATCCTGCACTAGTAGCAGCTGTAGTTGCGCCAATAGATGCCGCAAGAGATGCACCAGCAGCAGCTCCAGCAGAACTAAATGCTACAGATGCTGGTATTGCAGCAGCAGCCGTTCCTGCACTAAGAGCAGCAGCAGCAGCAGGAGCAGCAAAAACGCACATTTAAGCAATCCTCACAAATTCAAAAAAGGGTTTCTTCATATGACCGTATTCAGGAATGAGCTTAACGAAGGTAAAGCCAAGTGTCTTTAACCACTTAATTGCAGACAAGTTCTCTGCATATACGCAATTATATAAGACATTCTCCTTTTGCAAAAGATTATCTATCCACTTTCTTCCTTCTCTTATTAATTGAATTTTATATTTCTTCTTACTAAATAATTCTTCAGTAGAAACCATCCATATAGCTCCGTTAACAATAACCCCACAAAGACCCATTGGTTGATCATCATCACCAGCTATTGTTAGTACTTTTTTAGATGATAAATACGTTCTTCTAACAGCTTCTTCCGGCTGTTCTCCTGTTTGATAATAAGCTTCAACTTTATCTAAAACTCTTAAATGGTCGATGACATAATTCAAATCAGTAACGGTAGATTTCCTTAGATGCCCCATTAAACTCTTCTGGATCTCATATGGAATCTAGCTTCATATTCAGCAGAAGAAAGTTGTGTTGGAAGGAATGTATTATTTTTGACATCCACATTTACTCTGTCAGCCCTACTCATAATAGGAACTCTAAACGTACCTGTTTCTAAATTAATCTGACCAATAGTAGAAGAAGCTGCACCTAATAATTGACCGGTAAAGTTATAGGTACTTGTGTCTCTATTTTCTGGAGTGACTTCTACTTTAAAGAATCCTGTGTCTTCATATTTAATGTAGTAATGGTGCATTTGTAATCTGCCACTAACCATTTCTGTACCAGTAGATCTACCAGAAGAAGCATCAGTTAAACGCTGCTGACTAAATCTATAGTGCATTTCAAATGGTTCACCAATAATGACTTTAGATAATCTGTAGTCTCCTGTTGCTGTAATAGTTGCAGAAGAACCATTAGTATTTGTGGTGGTTGTAGTGATAACTTGACCAGGTTTTAAAGCAGTAGCACTACTGTTACCTGTAGCTACAAAAGTACTTGTTTCGTTAGAAGCTAAGTATCTACCAATAACAGACATTGTTGTGTATGTCTTATAAGGCAATGTCCAAGTTGTTGTATTTGATCCACTAGAATAAGCAACAGATACACCGCTAGTTGCTTCTGTAACTTTATGATCTAAATGATATTCAAACTCTGTATTAGTTTCTTTAAAGTTAGGTTCAAAAGGAAGTTTTTCTAAATATGTTCCTGTAGCTGTAGCAACAATTAAATATAAATCAGTTTCAATAAAGCTTGCACCAAGTATTTTTTTATTAGAATTAAATGTAAAAGAAGACCAAGAATTTAGAACCTTAGCAAAGTTTTCTCCGTACAACCAACGGTTAATATATAATCTATTCTGGTTATCAGACCCTAGTAACACTAGAATGTCTTCACTTGTAGATACTGCTAATTTAAAAATATTAGATGGTATATAACGAGGAACATGAATAGTTATATCACTAGCATCTTTAATAGCTACATCTTCCTGTGTGATGTATTCTCTTACACCAGCAAAAGAACCTTTCTTAGTTAAGTAATAAATAGACCTACCAGAACCTACAGGTGCAGCGGCTGTACTGCTTTCAAATTCTGTTGCAACAATTACGTTAGCTGACTTAGGAGTTAATGTATCTGATGAACTACTTAATACAAACTGTGTTTGATCACTAAATAATATTAATTGTTCTCCCATTGTTACTGCATGTTTTAAAATAGCTACCTTTGTATGAGAAGCTGCAACATCAATAGGATCACTATCTATAACAGTGGTTACTGTCTCTGGAAAGAAGTTAAAGAACTCAGACACCCTAGATAAAATGACATTATCATCAGCTAGAAAGCCTAATCTGTTTCTAAAAAATATAACGTTATTAATCTTTGATCCTACAAAAGATGGAGATGGTGCAGTATCTAAATCTCCTACTGTTCTATCTTTCCATGTAGGCAGATAATAAGTTGTTCCACTTGCTGTATAACTACCACCATCTGCTTTTGCAAAAATAAAATCACCATCTGCCTTTCTAATTAAGACATGAGGCATAGTTGCTTCATCTATCTTATAAGTAATACCTGGCTTTAATGTTTCTTCCCACTGACCTTCTTCAAAAGTTCCTCCATTATTCGTAACAAATTTCACATAGTAATTATCGAAGTTAGTAGTCTCATCTCCTTTTACCTCTACTACATAATTATTAGGAGAAACTGTAGGTAGATCAGTAAAGGTCTGAACAGAATCTTTAACTAATGTTATTTGTGAATTACCTTGAGAATCATTAGTATCAATGGTGAAATCAGAATCATCATTTTTTTTAATATATAAAACAGGTCCATTCTGCGTAATAGTAAAACCACTTAAAGCAGAACCACTAGTAGGACTTTCACTATTTTGACCTAATAATTTATCTTTTAGTTTTTCTGCTATTAGCGTTGTTTTAAGGTTGCTTGTTCCAGTGTTATAGGTAGCAGTAGTGCTGTTAACTGTAACTGTATAGTCAGTATCAGCAGTAACTTGATTAATAAATACAATTGCTGCTGTACCACTTCCTTGGCTAACAGCAGCGTTCATTGCAACTATCTTGCTGGTATTAACAATAAAGGTATAGTCAGCAATCGTTACTGTTTTAAAGTCTGTTCTAGGACTACTGGTATCTAAATAAGTAACTCCATCAGGAATAGCAATTTTATTATTAGCTGTTGTATATGCTGTCCCATCTAAGCCATAAACACTAATACTTTCATCACCTAAAATTAACTGATACCTTTCATTGGTATCTCTATTAATCGTATGGACATGGACGTTGCTTAATTCTGAAGCACTTAAAGTAGCAATGTACTGACTGCCACTTCTCTTTGTTAATCCCTGTACTGGTGAACTATTAGCATTATCTTGTATATCTGCATGATCTGATTGTTTAGTTGAATCAGCAGCTTGTGATACCCCTCTTAGAAGAGTAGGAATAGCTCTTGAGATAACACCCATAATTACCTAATTAATACATTAGAAGGAGAGTAAGTACTAAAGACATCAGTTAAAGCTGGATCACCTCTTAATAGATTATGGTCTGCATTACTTAAATCAGTTTCCATTAAGATTGATCTTGCTCTTATTTCATCTTGTTGTGTAAAGGTTCTTAATCCTTCATCACCTACAAGCCTATCAACAAAAGTTCTTGCAGCTTTTATATTGATATATCTTTTGGCTGGTTCAGGTATATCTTCAAAAGTTCTAAAATAAACAACCGTACATTTTAAATTTTCAGTAAAGGTGTATCTATGATTTTTTCTGTCATAGAGTTTTAGACCAATCTGAATAGCATCAATATCTGCATGGTCATAAACATTAGGATCAACTCTTAAAACGTTAGAAGCTAATGCAACTTGATCATCTCCATCTCTAGTTAGTTCAACATTAATCTCTGTATTAAAAGACCATCCTTCTGATTGAACTTCTTTATTAACTTCATTCAAAGTGCTTTGTGCTAAACGCACATCAACAGGAACTGTACCTGTCAGGCTATTGATAGGAGCTTCACCAATAGCAGCAAGCATGATGTTAACTGCTTCTAGTTCTGTTGTTGCTGTCATTTTTTCTTAGTGCCTTTTGTTTTTACTTTTTTCTTACCGTAAGCCATAACAGAAAAAAAGAAGAGTACCCACATTATATGAGTACCCTTCAGTTAATGGTTTATGAAGCAGAAAGCTTGATAGTAGCAGCAGCTTCAGGACGGAGGATTCCGTGGCCTAGAGCGTATTTCGCCACCATCAATGTTCCTTGGTACATAACTGAGTAGTCATTTCCAGACATCTCTGTTTGTAGGTCAAGGAGCTTAACTGTACCAACAGCTGATTTATGGAAGACAAGACCGATAGTCTTGCTGTCATCACCAGCATAGGTGTTATTAGAACCACCTAATTCGTTGGTGTTAGCTGTGTTACCAGGAGCCTTGTTTGTTTGAGGAACATTGTTCGACATAATCACAGGCATACCTGCAATCTGCTGAACATTTCCTGAAGCAAAAGATCCGTTACCACCTGGGTTGAAGTCAGTACTAATAGTTCTAGTAGCTGATTCAGGTAGCTTGTAGTATTCCGCTGGAGGAAGAACTACGTATCTATCTGTCTTGGGTATGTCACGCTCATCAAATGCTTGAGCAATGTCATAGATAGCTGCTGCTAACTCATCACCAGTAACTCCTGCAGATGCAGTATTACCGTCAGCAAGAGTTAGAACAGTACCACCAGAACCACCAGTAAGAGTAGTAGATCCTCTAGAAGCGTTAGCTATTGTTTTAGCTACGTTCTGATCAAATCTTTTTGCGAGAGCTTTACCTAATTCAGAGGCATAAATCGCTCTAACATCGTAATGATTCATTAACTCATCGATGTTCGCCACAAAACTTTGACTAATGAGCAAATCATCAATGTTGATAATTTTTTCATTGTGAAGAATTGCACCACCTGTCAGTAAGTTGCCAGGCGTGTGATAGGCCGCTGATGCTGTTCCGGTTACGGGAAATTGTGCTGACTTACCAGAAGAAATAGTTCTTACGGTATGTAATGCTTCACCAAAAACATTGTTTTCAGAGAAAGCAGTTAGCACTTCACCACTAAAAACTTTAAGAAATAAAGCTTCGTAGCTAGTTCCACTATTGTTAACCAGACCCAGCCTTGACGCTGTTGCGTTAGACATGGATTACTCCTTGAGAGTGAAGATTAAAAAAGGGGTTTGATACTTCTTAAGCGAATCCTTTCTCAAGGTGTTATCCCTCGCAAGGGGCAACTTAATATTTAGAGAACCTAGAAGTAATTAAATAATAACAGTTATTTAGATTTACCAACACCACTAACTTTCATAAGTTTGATGATATTTAAAACAAACTGAATTAAACCATTACTCTTTAAAGGTGACAAAGCCACAATTTCAGAGCATAAAAAAAGCAGCCCCCAAAGCAGGGACTGCAAAGAAGGATCATTAAAATCCATAGGCAGTTATCCTTTTACGTTGAATACATTTGAATCTGCTAATCGTCTTTGAACATTCTCTGTATAGTTAACATCCTTTCCATACCTAGCATCTTTCATAGCTGTTACTACTTCAGCTGTTGATCTATATGGAGTTAGTCCACTTTGACCAGCTTTACCTGTAACTAGAGAAGGTTCTTTACCCATAGCATTGTTGTATTGAGATTGAATACCGTTAACGGCAAGTTGAATAGAAGCTGCATTACCTGTTTCAGTTAAAGCATTAAAGGCTTCTACTTGATCAGAAGGAAGATTTTCTACAGCCCAAGCTGTTATCTTTCCATACTGATCTGCTCCTCCTACTGAATCTTGAATAGCTTTGATTTGACTGTCAGCTACTTCAACAGCACCTGCTGCTTCAGCTTTAATACCAGCAAGATAAGAATCAATAACACCTTTAGAGAAACCTGCTTCTCCTAATTTGGTGTAGTCATCTTCAGAGATTTCACCAGATTCAGTAAACCTAGTAGAAATATCCTGTGCATCTATACCAGCTTCTTGAAGGACATTAGCTAAACCTTCACCATAAAGTTCAGCAGCATCAAAGTCAGATTTTTCTTCTGTTGTCTCTTCTGCTTTAGTTTCTTCTTCTTCCGTAGAAGCTTCCGGTGCAGATTCTTCTGTTGTTGTCTGACCTAATTTACCTTGTAGTTCTTGATAAGAATTAGCAAGATCTTCAACAGATTTAAACTTGCCAAGGATTAGACCATTGTCATCTTTTTCAAGATTAGCTAAATCCTCCGTAGTCATTGGAGGAGTTTCTGATGTTGCGACTTGTGCTTGTGCCATAAAACCTCTGGGTGGTTAGTTAAAAGTTATTGTATTGCCTTTCCGAGTTTTGAAACTTCCTATTTTTTTAGGAGTAGGATTTTCTTCAGGCTCGTTAGGTTTAGATACAACGATTTCAGGAGTAAGTTCTTCTTGTTGAACTACTACTTTAGGTGTTTCAGCTTTAGGTTTTGGTTCAGGCTGTTTCTTGGTTGGCATTAGTTTCCTCTGTTAGTTGCTCGGCTTGAGCGTTTTTTTGTGGATCAAGTAATGGTGATCCTAAAGCAGCTGGTCCAAGATGTTGGATAAGTTGCTGCTGTTGTTGTGCTTGCATTTCTTGCTGTATCTGTTCTTGAGTCTTAACAAGGTTGGCTGTATCTATTCCAATGCTGTTAGCTAATCTCTTAACTGCTTCATCTACATTCATATACATCCTCATAACATCTGGTCCTAATGCTTGAGAAACAGTACCAATAAATTCAATTAACTTAGCTCTATCATTACCTCTACCTAATCCTTGTAGACCAGTAACAATCTTAGGTTGAACAATCTTCTCTGGAAGTTTAGGAGCTTTACCTGATCTGACTAACATGTGCATCCTTCTCTTTAAATAAGGAAGCTGAAACTCTTGAGTCAGTATTGAATAGATTCCTCCGAGACTATTTTCTAATTCATTTGCCATTATTGACACTTCAGCAGCGGTCACTCTTTCTGCATCTCTTTGAATTGACCTAGACATAAGGAAGGCATATTCAAGTCTTGATTCAATACGCTGAATAGCAGAGAAAGCCACTTGGAAATCTCCACCTTTATTAACTTGAAGAGTAGAAATATCTTGTGCAGAACCTTCACGAATAGCACCGTTAGGAGCTTTGGCTAATGTTTGTGCTCTAGTTACACCATTAGGATTAACAAGGAAAACACACTTAGCACTAGCAGCTGCACCTTCAATGACACTTTGCATTAAAGACTCAAGACTAATTAAATCTCCTTGATACTCTTCAACATAACCCCTTCCATAATCTTCACCATCAATCCTTACCCATCTCAAACAGATCCAAGGTGAAGTATCAATCTTAGAGTTACCGTCAGTACCAGGAATCTTTTCTCCTTTGCATTCCTGATGCCAGTTGAAATCATCACCATATCTTTTGATGTGTGTGTATATATCTAAGTCTTCATCAAAATCTGCTGCATCATAGTTATCTTTCTTCTTGATCATTTCCAAGAAGTCAGGTGGTAAAGCTTGAGGATGAACAGTTTCTTTGGTAATAATTTCTATAATATTTCCTACATCATCACGCTTACAGACATATCTATTAAGGTGATAAACCTTTAATCCATTGTCAGTTAGATAGAGAAGAACATTACCACCAACGATTAAATGCTTGAGAGCTTCAAACATTGCAACTCTGTCATTCGATATTTCTATCTCATTCATCAAAGCTGACTCAATTACTCTTAACCCTTTATCTATTTCTGTTTCTAATCCTTCTTGTCCTTCCTTTAGTAAGGCAAGACTATCAATGCTTAATTTAAAGAAAGGAGTAGAAGGAGGAAGTAAAGCAATAAGTAATTTAGATGCTAAAGAATTAACACCTCTTGCTCCTACAGCTTGGAAAGGAGTTTTAATCTTTGCAGCTGTACCAGTAGTTTCCGGTATTAATGCAGGGATAGTTAATTTACTAGCATCCTGTGCTCTTCTTAAGAAAGAAGAACGATCACCTTGTAGTTGCTCAAACCTAGCAACTGCTGTTTCACCTATTGCATTAGACATGATTAATAGTTGAGATTACCACTAGAGGTAAGAGGGATTCTTAAAGAAGCAGTACCTCTTCTTCTGGCAAATAAACCTCTTCTAGGAGAGCTTGTTGAAATGTTTGTACCAACCTCTGAAGTAGAACTAGCTGTTCTCCCAGGTTTCTTTACACTCTTTCTTTTAGAACCAATAGTAGGAGCCTTTGCAGTTTCCTCTGGCCTTGGTGCAGTTTCTGTTTTTTCTGGCAACTTAGGTGCTTTTGGTTTAAACGGTCCAACACACATAATTAATTCTCCAAGATGTTGTCAGTTAGCATGGTTTCCTTTTGTCTTGCTTGTTGTTCAATAAGATAATCAACTACTGCTCTTTGACCTGCCTTAAACCAAACTTCTCTATCAGATAAAGATAAGTCTGGGTGACGTTGTGGAAAATGACTATCCAGAGCGTTGATTAACTCATCAGATAAAACAGGAAAAGGAAGAGGTTCAGGATTATTGTAGTTCACTTTGAGAAAGAGAGTATAACAGATATGTTAATTGGTTTCATTATCTAAAAGAATTTCTATATACCTAATTGCTTTTCTTAAATCTTCTGATCCTCCTTTTTTGTTCCAGCGAGAAATATATTTAACTACATTCCCTTCACAAAAACCTAAGTTATTTTTCATAATAAAATCAATAGGTTGTATTGCATAACCTTTGTAGTAGTCAGGGTTTATGGAGTCCATAGTGTTACCTCTTGAGTTTTAAAATCATAGTCTCCCTTACGAAGAATACGGGCAAGCTGAGCAGTAAGAACTGCATCAGCAAATGTTTGTTTTTTCTTTTCGTATGCTTCTACTACTTTGTCCCACATTTGAGGCAAAGTTTTAGCATCACCAAGAATTTTTTCTGCTGTAACAGGACCACAACCAATAATGCCTTTGTAATTATCTGTTGAGTCTCCGGTTAAAGCCTGAATCATCCAGTGTCTATCTGCTTTCTTCTTGGTTATTAACTCCATATCATCATTAGCAAGAAGGGTGCAGGGAACAGTTCTCATATCTTTATCAGGAGAAACAATAACTGGATTGGGATATTTTTTAGATGTAGCAAGTAAAGCCATAACATCATCACCTTCTAACCCTGTATAACTTTCTGACTTATATCTCTGAGCTATCTGTTCAACCATTGCATAAAGAGCTAATGGTTTACGTTTACTTTTTCTATTGGCTTTGTAGTCAGGAAAGATTGTATGTCTGAAGGTTGGATACTGAGTGAAACACATCACTACATCATCATCATCTTCTGCAATTTTCTGGTAGTACTCAACTCTTCCATCAATCATTTCATGGATGTCACGTTCATCACAGTGAAGAGTATGTAAGTGTTCATCCCACTTAACGTCTTGTTCACAGCTGCAACAGGAAGAATAAATCAACCAGTCAGCATCAATTAATAAGGTCATGGTTAAGCACCGAAATAGGTGGACATAGGAATAGAAAGACGACCAGTGTTTTCGTCATACAGGAGCTTATCTATTGGTCCTGTAGAACCTGTGTGTCTATTCTTTAGTATGCGTAATTGCATTTCAGATCTTTCAGCAGGATCTCCTTGTTGGTTTCTTTCCGCTGAAATACATAAATCTGATAGTTGTAAAATTGCAGAACTACCTCTGAGATCAGAAGTACTTACCTGTTGTCCCTGTTCATGGGATACACCTTGAGGTCTTCTTAAATGACTGACAAGAATTAAACCTACACCTGTACTTTCAACAACCTGTCTAAGTTTTGTGCAGGTAATATCAATAGCTCTTCTTTCATCTACATCAGCTAAACCACTGACCACAATAGTTAGGTGATCAAGGATAACTACATCAACACCTTCAGCTGTAGCCATGTACTGAATCTGTTCTATCAATCTATCTGGGTCCATCGAACCAAAATGATCATAGAGAAATAGCTTTTCTGTACCAAACAATCTGTCAAAAGCTGTCTTTAATCCTTCTACTTCTTCTACATGATCTTCTAAATGCAGCGGCTTATTAAGTTCTATACCTAAGATTCCCTGCATCGTTCTTTGAACTGATTCTTCTAATGCGATATACCCAACAGTCAATTTATGTTTTAAAAAATGATGAGCAAACTCACGACACAGGCTTGATTTTCCTGTTCCTGATCCAGCTGCAATAGTAATCATTTGGGATTTACGAAAACCCCTAGTGAATTGATCTAGTTGTGGATAAGGAAAAGGACAAACAGAACTTGCACCTTCTTTAGTTAACTCTTCCCATAAGTCTGAGGCGTTGAGGATTGAATCCGGTCTAACAGGTGTTGCTTTCCACAGCAGACTTTTGAGTTCTTCTGCTTCTCCTGCGAGGAGCATTTCATTAGCATCTTTTCTTGGAAGTCTGCATATAGCTGCTTTTCCAGCAGGTAATATTTCAATTGCTTTTTCTGCTGCTTTTTCTCCAGGTTCATCTGAATCGAAGCAAAGAACAATTCTGGAAAATTGATTTAGCCATTTTAAATTTGCTGCTAAATACTTATTAGCAGAAGGAGCACCAGAAGGAAGGGAAACTACAGGAAATTTATTTCCTTGAACCTGACTAATAGTCATTGCATCAATTTCACCTTCAGTAATTACACAGAAAACATTTCCGTAATTACCATGATTTCTCCATTTGCTTTGCCCCCATAGTTGTACGTTTTTACAGTCACCTACCCAGATAAATCTTTTGTCTTTGTACCTAATGTGTTGTGCTGACTGTCTACCTAATTGATCTTCATAAGTAGCAACCTGAACTGGAGTGCCATTGTAATCAGCTATTCCATAGTTAAAGAACTTAGCTGTTTCTTCTGTGATACCACGTTTAGGAAGTTCTTTAGGGGTGACAAATTTTATTAAAGGTTTAGTCACTGGGCTAGGTGAGTAATAGGTTTTACGTTTGTGTTTCTTTTCTGTTGGAGCAGGTCTTCTGTAACTGCAACCAAAACAGAAGGCATGACCATCTGAATAGACAGCAAGATTATCTTTGCTGCCACATTCAGGGCATGGTTCTTTCTTGACGTACTTGTTGTCCTCTGTCATTAGTTTTCCAATGTTCAATTAGTGCTTGGAGTTCTTTGATTCTTTTCTCTGCATACTCAATTCGTTGTTTGTTATTCATCAGTACCAATCAGCAGGAATAGTTTTATCGCACCAGAGAAAGCCATTCTTATCAGCCCATTGACCATAAGAAAGACTTCTTTTTTTACCTCTGCTAAGTTTTGTCTTAGCGTTTTGGAAACAGAAACGTATATCTAAACTGGGATTTGCCGCCTTAACCGCAAGCATTTTCCTTCTGTCTTCTGGGGACAGATAACCTTTGGTTTCAATGATGACCCCATTTTGACTGAGTATAAAATCAGGCTTGTAAGTGCCACGGATGATGTACTTAAGATCCAAGGATTCATAACTAAAGGCAACTTTCTTTTTAAGTAGGGTAGCGGCAATTCCAGCTTCAAATTTACTTCTGTACTTTTGTTTAGAACTCGTCTGCTGCAACGTTTGATGCTGCTGGCATTGGACATTCTTGACTTTGCTCCTGTGGTTCCTCCGTTTGAAACCCATATCCAGTTGCACTTCGGGCATATTCAACGTGGTTTTTGATCATGACTGCTTCGATTTGGATCTTAATTCCAACTCCAAAAGCAGGTGTTTCCCAGCCGCTACAGCGTAGGTTGACTTGTCCTGTAGTACCTGGTCCACATTTGTTAACCAAAGTCTTTTGACTGTCAGACATCACAGAACCATCAGCATTAAATAAAGCTGGTGATCTGTTCTTCCATACAGTTCCGTCTGGTCTGCTTCCTCCTACCTTTGTTTTAGCTCTGATCTTGAAGTAACCCTTAGTTTCTCCTCCATCAGTAACTTCTTCAAAACCCCAAGGGAGTTGAGCAAGTTTAAATTTCTTACTAGGACTGGCAGCTTTTAACTGAGCTTTCCATCTATCAAGAAGACCAGTTAATTGGCTTTCAATTTCCTGTGATTCTTCCTGTTCAACAAGGCAAGTGATCCTCCACTCCCCCATTGGATCAAATTTAGTGTCTGGTTCTACAAGCCATGCGAATTGAAATTTGCAAATTGGTGTAGTGACGTTGAGGATTTCAGATTTGGGATTCATTTGTGAGAATCGGTTAGTAGGTCTGTTGTAATCGCTTGAAAACCTTGAAGGTCTGTCATGCGTAAGAGTTATATTACTGTTCATTTGTCTCTTGTCACTCCCTATTAAGAAAACACATAAGGAGATGACATAACTTCACTTATATGTAGCTCTCCCATTTCTAGTGGTGATGGTAATTTAGCTGGATCTTTTAATTGTTTAGCTGCTTGGTTATATAATTCATCTAACACATAGTCTTGATAAATCTCTACAAAACTTTCTTTAGCACAGTTAATAAAGTCTTCTATGTCACAGGCAGGAGAACCAAAACAATCATGGATAGTTGTAAACTGATTTAATCCTTTTGCCTTTGCTTTTTGTAATGCTAAATGAACATTAGCAGCATCAAGTGAATGAATAAAATTACTAGGAAAACTTTGCGTTGTTTTCTTTTTATCTATGTCTTTTGTATTTTCCTGAAGTGCAACATCCACTCTGTTATAACCAAGCTTAGTCTCTATTCTCTTACGTTTAGTGATGAAATAGTTCTGCTTAACTAAGAACCCAGAAGGTGTAGTCCACTCAATTGTTTTATCTTCTTTAGCAAAACATCTGGCAATGCTATTAAGATAATTCATAATCTTAGATGCAGTAGGACAGACATTATCTACTGATTCTTTTATCTTTGTAGCTAAGAAAAAATAGTGTTTAAAACTATCTGTACCCCAAGGAAACTCTATCTTTTCTTTTGCAACATAGTCTTTAACAGTATTAGCTATACCGTAAACAGTTCCTGAATAAGGAATCATCATCACAGGTTTTTTTACCAGCTTCCTTGTTATTAAATCCCTATGATTAAACCAATCCTGTGCATAAATACTGTCACTATCTGCAAGATTAACTATTAAGTTTGTTCTTATATTGTCATATAAGTCCTGTGGTTCTTCAGAAGCAAGCAGGTTAACTGAAACAGCAAGATCCTGATCAAGAGTTAAAGCAGCAAGATGCTGGAAACCATTGTTACTACCATCAAGCAAGACAGGATGACGGCTAATAAAACCTAATCCTTCTTCGTGATACTGACTCCATTCCAAACACCAAGCAAAGAATTGAAAAGGTTCATCAGCTTTAGACCAAAGACCTACATACCCTTCAGGATTACCAGCTACATCTTCAGCTATATGTTTGCCTTCGTTATATGCCCATTCAATTCGTTCTTCAAAGCTTTTCTTATTCAGTCCCCAATGATTTGCTCCAGCAATACCTAGCCAATCAGCATCTTTTTTATTTTTAATTGGACCACCTTCTTTGAAGTGATGAAGACCCCTAGATAAATCTGTTGTCTGAGGATTAAAAGTACCAGACACCGGATAAATTCGTCCGGTAAAATCTGCCTGTGCTACGTGCCAAAAAGAACCTTCACTAAACTTTTCTGATGTATCCAACATCATCATGCACTGAAATCTTTTAGCTCTGTTATGTGCATTTAGGTCATGGATAATAGAAGCTTCCCTCCTCCATTTCTTCCTAGCAACTTCATTGTCTGCTATGTCAAATGGCTTTGGTGGTAAGGGTTCTGCTTCAGCATCTATCAGGCAGCCAACAGGTGTACTTGTATTCCAGCAGTAGTTAGCAATCTCTAAAACCTTTTCTTTGACTGCCCACTCAGTACCTTGCAAGGCATTAAGTGATTCATAAAAAGCTTTTGGTTTCTTATTGCGTAAATCATTTAGATAAATAGTGTCAGCAGTCTTTACTTCTTTGATCCTTCTCAACCTTTCTGAATAGAAACCACCATCAGGCCAGTCTCTAGGTTGAATTAGACAAGGCATCAGTAAAGGATAAGCAGCTAATCTATTGCTCTTCTGTCTTTTGATCCAAGTCATAGCCTCCTCTGTAAATTCAAGGTAGGTCTTTCTAGTCTTGTTATGGAAGTTCCCTCTGGTTGCCATCTTTACTAAACCAACTGAGTGCATCAGCAGTTCAATTAGTTTTAAGCCAACCCGTAACTTATCTTCCTTACTCCAGCTTTTAAATTCATAACCATAATTTCTCATATGACCCATCATCATGTTTCTTCTATAGCCTTGATGCTTGGTATCTGATATGTGATTCTTTAGTACCTTGAAAAACTTAGGATCACTTTGTTCAAAGACAGTAAATCTAAGCTCATCCTCTAAAAGATTTCCAATCTTAATAGAAACAGCAGTAGCAGTAGCTTTCTCGCTGCTGACGAGATCAATAACAGCCTTCCAAGTGATGTAAGCAACAACATCTGGGTTAGGAAACAGTTGCAGTAGTTTTGCTGCTATAGCTTTTGGACCTGGTTTACCTCGCCAAGCTCTATCAACAAACTTTGTGATTTCGTCAGATAAAGGTTGTAAACCTGCCTTGATTAGGTGAATTGCATAGCTGTTATCAGAAGCTCTTCCCTTCTCAATATTTAACTGGACTTTTTTACGGTAGGAATCAATGCCTCTTGACTCCATTTCGTTCTCTATTTGAATCTGAATCTGGGCTGGATTCATAAGTAACTCCTTGTTTTATATCAGTAAAACGTAAGTTACTTACCAATCAGATTTATTGGTGCGAGTGGCCGGACTCGAACCGGCACGACCTTTACAGTCTCTGGATTTTAAGTCTTGTCCCTTGTTAGAAAAAACAAAGACTTAAAGTAATAAATCTGGTTGGTAAGCATTGGCTTACGCTTGCAAATCAACTGGCAATAGATGCACTGGATTTGCTTGTATTCAGCACTTTCACAGCTTCATGTAGCTGCTTTGGTGCATGGTGGGCATAGATCATTGTTGCTTGGATAGATTCATGACCCATCCAATCTTTAACAACACCTAATGGAACACCCCTTTGCACTAAACGAGTAGCACAGGTATGACGGCAAAGATGTGGAACATACCACTCCTTTTCTGCATAACCAAGGTGATCTCTCACCCTATTCCAGATATTTGTAATCCAATCTGGTTTGTATGGAAACAATTTATCTGTAGGTCTGCTCCTTAAATAATATGGAGTCAGGATTTTAACTACCACATCAGTCATAGGAACTGAAACAGGGTTATCACATTTACGATCAGGAAAAGTAATTTGTTTTAAATTAAAGTCAACAAATCTTTTTTCCAGACCTAATAGTTCACCCCTTCTTGGTCCTAAATCTATTAAACACTTAACGAAATCATGGTGCTCATGCAAACCCCAATGTGTAAAAGTATCTAATAGTTGAACCTCCATCTCTTCAGTCAGGTAGTGCGTTCTACCCTTGCTTTCTTTTAACCTTTTAGGAAATTTAATCATAGTTATATGACCATCATTTTCCATTTCTTCTAAGGTTATTTTTAAATTACTTACCTTTTTATTAATAGTTTTATTTGAGTTATCAAAAGTTTCCCTATGATAATCAATTAAAACATTAATAAGAGGAGTAGTTATTTGATTAACTGGTAGATCACCAATAGCCCTAATGTTGTGATCCATCCTCATAAGATAGTAATCAGCATCAGGTGTACCACGTTTTCTTCTGTTAAATACAGTCCTTACAGCTTGAGATAATCGTGGGCAAGTTCTCAAACTTTGGACTTTGCTTCTGGGCATAGAAGTCCTCCTTTTTTGTGGGTTATAGGTTCTACATGAGAATGATTGTTATTACAAGTATTTTTTTAAATTAATTCCCTACTATCAACAACCATCATTCCTTCTGCTTCAGGCCATTTCTCTCTTGCTATTTCTACTGCTCTTTTAGCAGTAGCAGCAGTAATTAATTCAGTCCTGACTCCTGGTTGATGATTAGGATCAGACAACCTAATTACAAAAAGCTTTTTAGGTAAAGCACTAGAAAAAGAACGGTAACTCATTCCTTAGTCTCCCACTTATCTAATTCAAGCATAAAGTTAGCTGTCTCAGCTGAAAACTTACTGCTTAAAGTATTAGCCACCATTAAAATAGCTAACTGTTTTTTCTCACTATCTGGTAGTTCAGACAGGATGTTTAGACACTCCTTAACCTTGGTAGAAATGCCTTCAAATTGTTCTTTGTTAATTGGCACTAGTTTTCCTCCTTTGTTTGAGTAGTTTTTTTTGTTTTTTTACATGACCTGCCCATGAAAGAAGTTCTTCTAACAAATCCTGTATTTCATTAGTAAGAGAATCCAAATGTTTCTCACTAACAGGTGTCATTGAGTCTGTCTTCATGGCAAGCATGATTGATTGAAGATGATTAACTTCATATTCTCTAGTTGAGAACAAGTGACCGCATTTCTTACACTTCCTCCTTCTTCTTAGGTATGGAGTGTTTTCTTTGTTTCTTGTCTCCACTGAGGGAGCGTCAGGAACTTTCTCCTGACTGCCCCCAGCAGATATGAAACTTATAGAGCCACAAGAAGGACACTTAAGAGTCATAGATTAAAAAAGCAATTGAAGAGTAAACAAAACACCGGCCAGGGATATTAAGACAACTTGTCTTTCCCTTAGTGATTGAAGTTCCCCTTTAAACTCCCCAATACTTTCAACTAATACAGCATTTTTCTGGCGTTTAAACCAGGCCATAGACTTATTAATTGTAGAGACAGGAGTTGCTTCTACGGTTTCCTTGACAGGAACCGCAGGGATAGTAGTAGTCATTTTAAAAAAAAAGATTCTGGGTCTTTTGGAGCCACTATGAGGACTCCATTAAACACTAAGTGCGCTTAAAGGAATCGTCAAGACTTGGGCCAGGGATAATTAGGCTTTGAAGCAATAGAAAGAAAAAAAGAGAGAGACCATAGGTTTATATGGTCTCTTTTGTTGGTTACTCGTAACACTTGCAGTGTTCTTTGTATTCCTCATCTAACTCTTTAAGAGTTTGAATAACGACTGCTTCGTTATGTGGTTTAAATGGTGATTTATCCAAAGGAACATCTGACCAAGGTTCCCAACAAATACAATCACCATCCTCTTTGGCATAACAAATAGCTTCATTTGGATAGTCTGGATCTCTATGAAAGACCCAATTTCCCCTAACTCTTAATTCATTAGGCGATACAAATTGAGAAGTACGCTCGCCAAAAGCTATGGCAAGTTCTTTCTTATTCATAAGTAATTAAATCAGTTGTAAAAGGCTTATTAGATAAGCCTATGGAACCTCCTAAAAGGCTCCAGAGGATTAACTTGTTTAGATCTCGTTAAAGATCCAGGCATCTGCTTCATAAGCTTTTGCAGCTTCATATTCCTCTTTAGAAATATCAGATAGTTTCTGATAATCCTTTTCTAGTTGCTTCTGATATTCCTCAGGAGAACAACCATAAGACCGGAACAGTTGCTTTTCTTCCATTAGTTTAAAAAGATACTCAGGTTAACTTAAGACTCTACTGAAGAGCCTGTGGAACCTCCGGAGAGGCTCCATAGGATCATCTATCCTCTAGATCTAGCAGCAGCAAATTCAACTAAGTCATTGTTGCTTCTATTCCCTAGAGTTGGTTGTAATAGGTCGATGTATCTATATACATCCTCATAGCCAGTATTTTCAAAGACTTTTAAAGCATCAGCCATTAAACATCTTTCATGATGTCCAAAGCCAAACTCCTCGGCCTTATGTACTGGAGCCATGTACCTATAAGCTCCTAATCTGTCGATGCTATAACCAATAAAATCTAGGTAAAAGTCGAAAGGATTATTATCCTGTCTTCTTCCCCTGGGAAAGTTATTAGACCATTCATAAAAAGTACGAATAGCTTTAAACTTTGCTGGATAAGCATCTAAAGAATCAAAATTCATTTTTAAAGGTTCAGTTGTAACAGGTTCCAATTGAGGAACCAGTGGAAGGCCAAAGCCCTCCATTGGATCGTCAAAATATCCGGCTAGGGATACTTATATCTCTTCTCCAAGTTCCCTTGCTTCTTGTCTGAGAAGTTCACAAGACCTGTAAATAACAGCGTCAGGAAAACAATAGACAAGACTTGGTGGAAGCTTATTGAGAAGCTTTGCTGATACTTCTGTAAGATCCTCTCTCCTGAAATACATCCAATCCTCAATATGAACTGGAATGTCCTGAACAGTTGCAGAGATCTCTCTGAAGATAGTCATAGGTTTTAAAGGTTCTGGGACTAGATACCAGGTCGAAACCTGATAACTAATTTTCATTATAGGCTTACCTAGTGCTTTATCAATCCTTCCTAGTGTTCCTTGTATCATTTGTTACTAGCCTTCCCTCACTCCTTCCTTTACTTCCCTCTCATACTCCCTTTGTTAATTATTGTTAAGCTTGTTTGCTTTGAATTAAGGGAGGCCACCGATTAAACCAAAACATAAGTATAAATACCTAGAAAGTATCAATAACTGCCGGTTTCCCCTGACTACTGGATTATAAGTCCAGTTGGAAGCTAGTTATATCAAGAGTTTAGAAGAAAAGAGTCTTTAAATAGCTAAAAAAAGGGACCATATACGGGTAAATTTTGATTCTCTCTATATGCGATACCCCTTCAGATTTTTTCGCCAAAACAAAGGGGAGTCCAACAGCGTGTAAAAAAGGTCAAAACCCACCAACCAACCCCTTTAGAAAGTCACCAAAGCAGCCCAGATGTGCGATGGAGGTTGTCTAAAGCCTGACCTGTAGAGACTATAGGGACTGTTATAGGATAAAGCTATAAGAGGTTATAGGAGTATCTATAGGATTGTATGTGGATTGGCTAGTGGTTTAGAAGAATAGGAAGAAGTAGTAGAAGAATCTCCTGTGTAAGTATCTTATGTGGTCTTTTGTGGTCTAGTTGGGGGAGTTTGTGTAGTTCTCGACCTCTCACCCCCCTTTCCCCCCTCTCTCCAATAGTGCGTGTTAATAAGTAGAGCTTATGAATGAGGTATCTGAATCATTAGTTTGTTTTATTTGTTCAAGGGACATACCTAGTGCTGTTTGGGTGATGGTTCTATTGAGGGAGGAGTCCCAGTTATCTAGGTGAAGGTGTAGAAGTTCATCTTTTCTGGATTGTATGTTTCTATCTTCATCAGCAGACATGTAGTCAGTCCAATAGGAAACTGCACCAGATAGAGCATCAAGGATGTCATCGTGTACTAGGGAGCCTTTATGACGGGTTATGCGAGACATTTGGTAAAAGAGTTGAAGTTTTAGTTTTCTTTCTGGAGCTTCGTTAGGGTTTGATCGATAGTCTTTTTCAATTACTTTTCTGTCGATTATTAGTCTGTGAGAGTTCATAACTGGTTCAAGGGTGTCAATGATTCTGAACTCTTTAGTCTTGTTGTTGCGTACGTTTTCTACAGAACAGGGGTGGTAGCGGGATAAGTAGGGTTTAAGGAGTTCAGCAAACATGCCACCTCCAAAGTTTTCTTCAACAAGGATGGTGTTTACTTTGTGATCTCTAGCAAGTTTGGATAATCTAGTGAGAACTGACTCGTCATAACCGCCTATAAGACCTCCTGCATCGGTTACAAAGAGGTTTCCATTAAGCATCTTTACGATGGCATAGCCAGTAGCATCTTTACCCTTTCCAGAGGGGTCAATGGACATAACTGAACCTGTGTATTCAATCCAATCTCCAAACTCTTGAGCAGGTCTGTAGTAACGATCTCCGTTAAAACCAACACAAGGGAGTTCAGCTAAAGAATATTCAGGAGAATTAGACCAGATTATTTTTTCTGGAGCATGTTCTGGGTTGACTGATGAAATTATTAAGTCAGAAAGTTTAAGAGGGTATCTGTCTTGGTCAGATAGGGAAGTATCCAACATGAACTGTAGAGAGAAGCCAGAACGTCCATAAGAGGCTTCACGTTCCATTAGATCTATGCTGTTGAATCTTTCTGGGTCAACAGGATCTTTAGGCTTTACAAGCTCATCTAGGAGCCTTTGAGCAAGTTTAGGAGCAAGTCTATCTCCGTAGTTATTTCTAAGAGGTGGGTATCTAGCTGGCCAAATGCAGGTGTTATATCCTCGTTCTTCTAAAGTTCCATAAAGGGATTGTTCTGTTTGAGGAGTACCTAGGAAGCAGATTTTGCCATTAGGCTTAAGGATTGCGTCAAATTCTTTTACAGCTTCTGAGAGTTTGTCTCTCATTGGTTGAGTAAAAGAATTATTAGGAACTTCAACGTCATCTGCTACAACCTCATCTGCCCTAGACCCAGCCATTTGTCCTAAGACCCCTACAGACTTAACTGAAGGAGCATGGTCAGCTCTTGCTGGTCTTACATCAAAACTAATCTTACTGTTCCTCTGGTTTCCATCTGGACGTAATGGAGCCAATATATCCATTTCGGTTATAAGTCTCATTGTGAAAGTAGAGAAATTATCTGCTCTATCTTTTGAAGCTGAAACCACAAGGAACTTTAGTTGTGGGTCCATCCTTAACTTCCAGACCACATAGGCAGAAGTAATCCAAGATTTACCTACACCTCTAAAGGCTTGAATTATTTTTCTTCTAGGTCCGTGTTGAAGGTATTC